CAGGGGTAAATACTGTCAAAGGGACTGCTCCCCGCCCCGGTTCCAACGGCGGGTACAGGCTCGGTCATGATGTTCACCGTAACCAAGCGGCTAGGGTCATTGGAGGTGGTCAAACGCCGGATCGCAGGGGGAGATACGCCGTAGTTGATGGAAATCCCCACAATTTTCCCACTGCCGGGAATCGCCGCCGCTTTGCTTGCCGCCAGCATCAGCCGCCGTCTAAAATCAGACACCCATCATCACCCCAATCCCATTTACAATGGAAAACTGATACGTTTTATTTGGCTCAATGTTCAGAGCATTCACCCATTTGACTGACGCTGGAACGGCGAAATTGGTAGCTGGCGTACCGCTGCTGAACTCCCCGCAAAATTCGTTGATAATGCGTGGGTTTTCCTCGCCAAGGGAAATCGTCAAGCTATTCATTACCGCCCAGTAATAGAAGGTGTTTGGCTGCATCACAACGTTGGAATCCAGGGACTTTACCACGGGCATTTGGGGATAGGCCAAATCATATTGCCCGTTTTCTCCCACAATCGCCGCTTTGCCAGCGTCCTCGGCGGTGGCGGTGGGCAGTGTCGCCGTTTGTGGATTGAGCAGTATCCATCCGGTGGGAGACGCGCTGCTGTACAAAAATAACCGCCGTCCAGCCCCCAGAGCCGAAGGGGGAACGGGCTGTCCGCCTGCGTCCAAAATGGGCGCTTTCACGCCGTTTACCGTCAGCGTCGGGCTGCTTGCCGTGTTTGCGCGGGGAAACTGAACGGATACCACGCTGCCATTTGCGATTGCTTTGTCAATGAAGCTTTCGATTTTGTCCACAACCGCCGCGCCGGTGGAGCAGTAGCCGCTGGGAAGGATCGTATCGATGTAGTCGTGCAGATCGATGGGCGCAACCGGCGGCATCCCGGTTTTGCTGGCCGTCCAGATCATCTCCCCATTTGCGTTGACGCTGGGCACGTAGTGCCCGCCGTCCGCGCCATCGGCTCCATCCTGACCAGGTGCGCCATCTTGACCTGGCTCACCATTTAAAGACGTAAGCCACTCCGTAAGTGTCCCATCGAAACCGTTCGCAACCGCCAATTGGTACGCGCTTGCGCCATCTGCGCCAGTGCTACCATCTTGCCCCGGCGCTCCTTGCAGGGAAGCAAGCCATTCCTGTACTGTCCCGGTAAATCCATTCTCCACCGCCATATCATAGGCGCTTTTGCCGTCCTTGCCCTCCGCTTCTACCGGATTGAGAAGCACCCACGCGCCGCCGTACAGCACAAAATGATGGGTGCAAGCGCCCAGACTGTCCGCAGTAAGCGGCTGACCTGTCCGCCAGTCGTAGACGATGAAAGTTTGACCGTTTACCGTGAGCCGGGGAGACGCGGCGGTGTTCGCGGTAGTGAAGCGTACCGTCAGTGTCGTGCCGTCCAGCAGAGGAAGCGACGTGTCCACCCCGGTAATCGCTTTGTCCCGCACGGAAGCTTCCGTTTCGCAGGAGCCGAATCCCAAACCGGGACAATTGCCGATTTTTTCCAGCGCCGCCTCGATGCGTAGAAGGATTTCGCTTGTAATGCCAACGTTCTTGTCGGACACCAAAATGCCTTTTGCGATATTCATTGTTGCTGGCTTTGTAAACCAGCGGTAGTAGCACTGCGTATCGTCGCTCTCATAGAACTCAATCGCAATATCAAGCTGACCGGAAGTCTGCGTTGCAGATGCTCCAATCAGCCACGTTACCAGTAGATAGTCGGGGTCAGTGGGGTCTTCCGTAACAGAATGCGCTTCCACAATATCGCCTTTGGCCGCAGAATTTAGGTAGTGAATCTGAACCTTCTGTCCTAAATGGTCAACGTTGTCAAAATAGCGTTTGATATGGAATGTAATAATCTGTGAGTTCATATCGAACTGCACCGCTACCGTTCGATTTCCCTGAGACAAAATAATTTCTCTGGATTCCGCATCCACTTCAAATAGAGGATGTTCGTCTGTAATATGGTTTGCCATAGCTGCCTCCTTTTTCCTACCCGATTCCCTGTTTCCAGGTGCCTTTTGCTTTGCACCAGATATAACCCTTATTCCAAACACCGTCAATCTTTACATAAGGAATCCCTTTCTTCCATACACTCCCAACCTTAATGTGAATGGAAGCGTCAATCACGAATTGTGCGTACAAAGTCGTGGGCTGCGTAAATATTGTACTGTTTGCAATTTTCGTCCCGCCGGTTTTGGCAGTGAACCATCCGATAAAAACATAGTAAGGACGTACCGCTTCTGGGAGATTGGGGATGCTGCCGCCATAATTGACTTCCATGGTTGTCGGCGTTACGCTGCCACCGTTTGCAGAAGCGTCAAAGGTAATTGTAACGGAGTTGATGCTCCACACGGCATACATCGTTACAGCGCCGCCTTGCGTCGCGGTTAGATTGGTAACGCTCTGCTGATCTGTGTACTGCGCTTGCGCAGCGTTCGCATCTTTTGCCCAGCCAACAAAGGTGTGGCCGATTCTGGACATGGTGCATTTAGGGAGCTTCTGCGCTATTCCATAGGTACAGCTTATCGCGGTCATGGAACCGTTGCCGCCATTGGCGTTAAACTTCACCGTGTAAGCATTGGCCGTCCATATGGCGTACAGCGTTACAGTGCCACTGTTGGCATTCAGATTGTTTACAGACTGACCGTCTGTGTATGACATACCGGTTCCGTCTGCCTTGGTGTTCCATTTTTGGAAGGTGTAGCCGGTACGGGAATAGATGTTTTTCCGTAAATACTGAGCGCTGCCATAGTAAAACTCCTGTCCCACCATACTGCCCGTACCGCCGTTCGCCTCAAACCGCACAAGATAGACATTTGCGCTCCAGACTGCGTAAAGCGTTACGGAAGCATTTGCAGAATAAGTGCTTCCAGCGTTGTAGGACGTGCCAGTGCCGTTCGCCCTTGTATTCCATTTCTGGAAGGTGTAGCCGGTTCTGGTGGGTTTGGTACTGCTGAGCGCTGTGTTGATTCCGTGGGTCTTGCTTTGATTTGCCGGAGCGCCGGATCCGCCGTTGGCGTGATACGAAATGGTATAAACGTCCGCTGTCCAGATAGCATACAGGGCAACGGCGGCATTAGCCGTATAACCTTCGCCAGGATAGTAGGAAGTACCGGAACCATCTGCTTTTGTATTCCACCGGGAGAACGTATAGCCAGTCCTTGTTGGCTTGCTGGAAGATAGCGTCAGCGTTGAGCCATAAACCTTGGACTGACTGCCTGGAGCACCGGAGCCGCCGTTTGCATTGTAGGAAACGGTATATGACGCATAGGGAAAAATGTCTGCCTTGACCCAGCATCTTACATTGGTATCCCTCCCGGTGCCAATGGCATAGGGATAGTCCATACCGGGGTAGTAATACAAAAAGGAATAGGTGTCTCCCTTGGTAACAAAGGAATTAGGCGTAGCGCCTGCTGATGAGGATTTTCCCCAGAAATCGCATATAGCGGAGAAGGTACTGCCTTTTGTGTAAGATTTACCACGGATGACCGCAGATGTTTCCAATCCCATGATAAATCACCTCAAGCCTCATATTTGATGTAAATGTCCCCGTTTTCACCGCCGGAGGGCGTTTCCGTGCCGAATGTAATACGCTTCTGCAAAACCGTCTGCATTTCAGCCATTGTCATAACTGGAGCATGGAGCATTGTGACAGTGGTTACGGTCAAACCAGATGTCACCACCTGGGCAATGGGGAGCTGACGCAGTTTTCCGTTGCTGTTCAGATTTTCAGCCGTATATACAGGCGGTGTGCCGCTGTTATCCGTCCCTTTGATAACTTCCAGCGTAAATGAATCTGTGCCGTGCATACCGGTAGTTGCAAACTGCGCAACGATTAAATCAATTCTTGTAATACCAGACGCGCCATTGTCCAGCGTAATATCCTGATAATCTCCAGATTCAATGATGCCAACGTGCCCCTGCATAGCCAGCAGGCCGCTTGCCACCCGCACGGTATTGTAGCTTTGAATGGATACGGCGAAGTTTTCGCCATAGGGCAGAATCATATCTCCGTCTCCAAAGATTGCTTTGTAGATTGCTGCATCGTCCTCCGCAAAAATATGTGCTTCTTCCGTTTCCGGGGTGTTTACAGTTAATCCCTTAAATGCCATATTAGTCACCAACCTTATGCGTAATTTTCAATCTTCCTCTGCTGTCAATTTTCAAAATAATGTTCTTAATCTGCTTTTTCAAGGCAATGCCTGTGATTCTTTCGCGCCCTCCTACAATATCGCCAATTTCAGCGTCAATGTCGGTCAGCCCAATTTCCAGCTTTTTGTAGTTCGCGCGCTCCTTCAACCGGGCGGTGCCGCCTTTGATTAGCTCCTCCATGCTTTCCGCAGAAGAATAATCGTAGACCTCTGTAATTTCATCGAAACCAAATAGCGTTTGCTTTGTGCTTACCGTTCCGGTGCTATCCATATACAAGTGGACAACCTGCCGCTCTTTTAAATCGCCCTGTCCCAAGCAGATCAGGTGATTGACCCCCATGCGGTAATCCTTTGCCACAAAATCAATTTTTCCATCCTGACTATACTCAATTTCATCCGAGTAATCCACAATGGGAACGGCCCGAATGACAACTGCGCCGGGAACATAGGAACCCAGCTCGTATGTCCCGCAGCGGTAGCTGATGTCAATCCGCGCCCCGACCTGATGTAGCATATCCACAATACCATCCAGCAGTGTGCAATACCGCTTAAATTGGTATGTGCCTACATCAATACCGCTGTCTTCCCCGGAAACCGTAAAAAAACCGCCGAAGCGGGGCGTAACCAGCCCCGCCAGGACGGTGTTTGCTTCGCCGGTCACGGTTTTGTAATCCATGCCAGCGTCCGGTTCTATAACCTTTTTAGCAAGCAGACCGCGCCATACATAGCCGCTGAGTTGTACTTGCTTGCTTTGCGTAGCGGATTTGATGCATTGGATTCTTCCACCAAGTTCGCCGTAGCCCTCCGCATACCAATAGTCAGCTTCGGTTAGCACCTCATTACCGGACCAGTTTGCAGCGTCAAAGGTAATGATAAAGTCGTTACTGGTGCCTATGTCAACGTCTACCTTCCGCACATCCCGGAGCACACCTAGCTCCGTTCCGTCGCGCTTTACCGCTATGAACTCCATTTGGGCATACTCCTTTCTTCCAGCACAACCACGGAAAACAGAAATTCACCTGTCCAGGAAACATCCAGCGTGCCAGGCTTCAGCCTTTCAAAAACACTGTTTGTTCGTGTACGGGTGTTAAAAATATTCTCCACTGCTCCGTCATTATGATACAGCCGAATTGTACCTTCTGCAGAATCGATCACCGCATAGTCGTTTGCGGCAATGTTGGTATAGAGGCCGTAAATATTGCCGCCTATCTGTATTTGTGGTTGATTTACCGGCCCGTGAAGCGTCATTTTGAAATTGGCAGGGGAATTTAATGGCTGTATAATTTTGCCCGTTGTGCGCCCGTTTGGGTAGCGATAGCTGTACCTATATGGATACCTTTTGTTGCCTGTTGACAAGTCTCCTGTGATAGAAAATATCCATTCCCGCTCAATCATCCACATAGGGTATTCTGCGGTGACAGTAAGCTCCAGATTCATCATATTGGAGGTATCTTCCCAGTCCTCCGGGGTGCCTGCGGTGATATAGCATTTAAGATAGTTTCCATTTACATACAGTTTGCCAGGCGAAAGATGTAGCACATCGTATTCAAAGGTTTCAAACAGGAAATCAAGCGCAGCCTTATATGCCTGCTCCGACCACGCAAGTACCGTCATGGACAGGGGCTTGGAGGTAATGGATTTCGTAAATTCACTGATTTTGCCGCCGTAGGAATTGTAATTGGTGGCGCTGCTGAACTCCCATTCATAGCTGAGGAAATCCCCGGTTTCTATCCAGTACGGCCAGCGGCATAAATCAATTTTTACGCCCTTGCTGTTCTGATAGTAAATGTCGTATTTCAATCTAGCAGCACCCCCTTATACTTGTTGCAGTTCTGTGATAAGTCGGCCAAATTCTCTATCGTCGCATTCGACCTTCAAGCCGGATCGTGCGATAGCGTCAATGACCGCCGCGCCCATGGCGGCGTAATCGAAGCCCTCATTTTCTGTTCCTCTGACCTGTCCTGAACCGCTTCTTGCCTTAACGGAGACGTTGGTATTTATCGTGCCGACTTCAGCGGATACCCCCGCTTTCATTTTGGAAACCAGTTTGGAAACGTCAATATCGTCATAGTTGAAACTGTCAACCAGATTGTCGGATACCTCGCCCATCTTGTCGTAAAGGTCTGGCGCTGTCTCCTCTACGCCGGTTTCCACGCCAGGAAGCAGCTGCTTACCGATTTCATCCCGAAATCTTCTGGACGGGGATTTAATGCCAAGCCAGCTTTTTGCGGCATTCAGCGCGCCTTTTGCTGCATTGACCACAGAATCAACAAGGCCTTTTGCCGCATTTACAACACCTTTGGCAATGCCGGAAATGATATCCATACCAACAGATAACCAGTCTGTATGGAGGATACCATCGATGATAGCTCCGACAATTTCAGGTATTTTTGCAACGAGTTCAGGGATTGCCTGCACAAGTCCCATGGCCAACGTTGTAATGATCTGAATAGCGCCGGATACAATTGTCGGTAGATTAGCAACAATGCTCTCAAAAAGCTGAGAGAAAATCCGAATGACCACAGGAATCAGTGTAGGAATTTGGTCGATAAGTCCCTGTACCAGCGTTGTAATAATCTGAATTGCAGCTTGTACAATGGTGGGCAGGTTATCCACCACATAATTGAACAGGCGCATAATCAGTTCTGTGACAACGGGGATCAGCTCAGGAATCAGCTCTACCAGTTTTTCACAAAGCTGCGTAATAATTTCAATGGCCGCTTGAGCAATGGTGGGCAGATTATCGATCACAAACTGGAGCAGCCCGTCCATAATTTCAATGACGGAATCCAGTATAGCGGGTATATTATCTACAAGGCTTTTTGCCAACTGTGCGATAATATCGATAGCCGCCTGTATAATCATGGGGAGATTGTCAATTATGAACTGTCCAATTCCCATGACGATGCTGGTAATTGCTTCGGCCAGCAGCGGAATAAACTCAATAAGACTAGCGCCTAACTGCGTGATGATTGTAATTGCCGCTTGGATAACGGTGGGAAGATTCAGCGTAATGTATTCCAAAATGCCGCTGACCAAACCAGTAACGGCATCAAGGAGCAAAGGAACATTTTCTATCAGATATTGTCCCAGCGAGGTAATAATCTGAAGCGTGGCCTCTCCGAGAACGGGAAGCGCCGCAGCGATACCTTCCACCAACGATGTTATGATTTCCAATGTCGCATCTGCAAGCTCCGGCAAGGCGGTTACAACGCCCTCTGCCAGAGAAATAACCAACTGGGTAGCTGCGTCAAGGAAGCTTGGAAGATTCGCGGTTATAATACCGGTGAGGCTGGAAATACTTGCATTGTAGGAGGAAACCAGCGAGGGGAAGGCGTTCGCCAAACCTATCATCAGATTTGTAACGATTTCAGCGCCGGCTTCCACAAGCTGTGGTACAATCTCAAAAATACCCTGGACAATGGTGGTGCCAATGTCCACGACCGCAGAAGAAATCGTAGGAACTGCTTTGGAAATACCGGAAACAAATGCCCGAATTACACTGACTGCGGAATCTACAATTTTGGGCGCATAGCTTACAATCATAGACACAGCATCTGCCAGCACATCGCCTATCGCGGATACAAGACCTTCAAAGCCGCCTGCGTTAAACGCATCGGTAAGCGTTCCGATGTATTCCTGTCCTTTGATTGCCAGATTCTTCAACGGCTCTTGCAGCTTTTCATAGACCGCAATGCCAAGACCTTCCACGCCGGACTTCAATATCGTAAGCTGCCCCTGGAAGTTGTCAATCATGGTGTCCGCCATCTTCTGAGCGGCGCCGTCGCAGGCATAAATGGATTCGGTCAGCTTATCAAAATCTTCATCTGATGCGTTTATAACGGCAAGCATACCGCTCATAGCTTCCTTGCCAAAAATCATAGAAGCGTATGCGGTTTGCTCCGTCTCCGAAAGATCAGAAAAGCCCTCCCGCAAATTCAGGAGGACGGACATTAAATCCTTGGATTCCCCGGCGGAATCCACAAGAGAAATGCCGAGGTTATCCATGGCTCCGGCCATCTTTTCCGTTGGCGCCGCCATATTAGCAAGCGCCGTTTTTAGGGCAGTGCCGGCTTGACTGCCTTTAATACCAGAGTTCGCCATTAAACCGATGGCAATCGCGGCGTCCTCTGCCGAGTAGCCCAGCGTACCGCAGAGCGGGGCGACATACTTAAATGTTTCACCTAGCAGGCCAACATTTGTGTTGGCCGAGGCGGATACCTGGGCAAGCACATCCGCAAAATGTACTGATTCGCTGGCTTCCATCTTAAAGGCAGTCAGCGCATCGGTAACAATGTCGCTGGTTGCAGCTAAGTCCTCGCCGGAGGCGGCGGCCAAGGTCATAATACCGGCAAGGCCGTCATACATAGCCTGGGCGTCCCAACCGGCCATAGCCATATAATTCAGGGCTTCGCTGCTCTCTGTTGCAGAGAACTTGGTGGACGCGCCCATTTCCTTGGCTTTCTCCGTCAAAGCGGAAAGGCCGTCCACCATTTGACCTGTGGCGGTGGTAACGGTCTGGCTGCTGGCGCTGGAAATAGCTTCTACCTGCGACATGCCCGCTTCAAAATCCGAGCCGACTTTGATTGCGTAGGTGGCGCAGCCAATTAAGGCAGTTCCAACTGCGGTAATGGATGTGACAGCGGCTTTTGTCCCTTTTGCCGCCATACTACCCAGTTTGGATAAACCGTCCGAAAAACCTGTTCCGTCCAGCGAGGTGTCAATGATAATTTTTCCGTCTGCCAATGTCATCACCTCCCAGTGGTGGTTCTGTCATCGGCACAACGGCACTACTTGACGTCTATTTTAATTTCAAATTCTTTTTTGCAGTGCTTACCCTTGCACTTGACAATAACGCCCCGGCATATAGCGCCGGGGCGAATAAAAATCGGCATCTCATACCCGCAATAAGGACACTGTACCTTGCGCATTTTTCTTTCATTTTGCACCGGTGCACACTCCTATCTTGCTGAGATCGCCGCCATGCATTAGGGCATAGGCAATTGCGCTGTCCTTCTGCCGCTCGCTTCTGGGTGCAGGCAGCGCATGAATCCGCTTCATATCCTGATAAAATTCCTTCTGGGATTTTGTCATACCGTTGGTGATAGTCATGCTGCGATACCCCATGATTTTAACAAATTCTGTGTTATCGCCAAGACTTTTGAACATAGCCCGAAATTTCCACCAATGGATTTCTGTATCCTGAAGGTCAACGCCGTACTGCTGCAAAAAGGCGGCGTAAATATACGCATCGTCAAAATCATAATCATATACCCGCTTATCCTCGCTGCGGCGTTTGCTTTTCTGCTTTCTATCGGTTTCCTGATCCTTACCGCAGCGATAGAACCACAGCAGTTTATCCACTGCCGCATTTAGATTCTGTGGTATCGTCGGATAATACAGCTTTAACGCTTTTTCCAGCTTTGACCGTTCAGATTCTTCTTGGTCCAGCATCAGCATCTCAAACATAACGGAATACCGGTAATCCGAACGAATCGGATACCGGTATCCGCCTATCATTACCTCACAGGGCAATTCATCCAGCAGCAGGTTCAATTTTTCTTCCCTTTGCCTTTTGAATGATTGGTATGCTTATTTTTCTGACCTTGAAACTGAACAGTTTTAGGCGCATTTTGTGCGGCGCGACGCTGGGCGCGGTTCGGACTGTACTTATCCCGAATTTCCCGGATTTCATCCGTACATTGGTTCTTTGCCAGCATAAGTTGCTCGAAAGCAAGCAGCGCCTGCTTTAGGTTTGTGCGCCCGCCGAAGATTCTGCCGCTGGCGCCTTCGCCTAGAATACCGTCCATACAGTCAAAGATAATGCCGCACTGCTTACGGATTGCTTGACTCTGCGTCATGCCCTTATAATCTTCCGCAGCGTTGCGTCGGTTGGTTTCATCGACAATGTGTTCGATGCGCTCCATTTCGTCCGCATCCAGAAAATCGATTTCAAACTCCGTGTCGAGAATCTTAAACTTCATAGCATATCCTCCGATCAAGTAGTTTCATCATTGAACGTTTTAGTTGTTGTGTTAAACGTGCCGAAAACAGGATCGCCAACACACTTCAAGTTGCCGGCTAAGGTTACCGGTTCACCGCCGTTTCCGGTGTTGCCGGATACTTCGTTAGACACAATGAACTTGCGCGCCTTAAACGTATTTTCCATGCTTTCAACTGGTGCAAACAGATCAACGCGGACATACTCAAACATAGCGTCCGTGCCGGTGAGATGATTGCGGCCACACTCGTATAGAGCCATAACCGCATTTTCGGAAATGATCATGTCGGCGCTGTAAGGGAATTCTGTCTGGTAAGACTTGATGATGCTGGTTGCCGTTGCCTGACTCACATAGGTTTTCTGCATAGACTGGGCGTTGGGACTTTCGTCCAAGGTTTCAAACCCAACGCCCATCAGCTCATAAGTTTCGCTCACACGTAGGTAATCCGCGACCTTATTGCGCATGACGGGATTGGGAACGTTTACACTTACATTGGATTTATCAATAGCCATGAATAATGCCTCCTTACGGACAAAAATAAATTAGATTGCACTGAATCATATACTGGGCTTTGCTCTGCTGGGAATCGTATACATAGCCATGGGTAGTTGCCATAATTTTCTGCGCAACTTTTCCACCGGTGAGTTCCGGCAGATTATTTCTCTTGGTGCAGTCTTCCAACCAATTTTGGAAGTGCTCATAAAACGCTGAATTTTCCAGATTGTCCAGCACATTTTTGGAATAGGTTTCCCGGCTGGCAAAACAGAACTGGAATTGCCGGATGGATTGCCCCGTAATATATTCTTTTACAATGGGATTACAGGGAACGGCTTCAATCATATAGGACTGCGTATCCTCTCCCAAGTAATCAACGCCGATGCCCTCGTTATACCGGGGCAGATATGGGCATTTTGAGATAAACTCCCGGATACATTCCACAATGGATTTTTCTTTTGCGTCATTGTTCACTTGGCTCTTCCTCCTACATAATTTGCAACCGACCTACAAATCTCTTTGCCTCGATCCTGCCACATACGCAAGCACCAATAGCGGCCTCTGAGCCCATCTCCCTTATTCGTGTACCACTGTATTTTGGCATAAGGCTGAATATAGATAATCTGGTCAGGTTCTTCCCTCGCTGTATTTTTTAAGGGGCCGCTCCGAAAAGGCACGTAAGGATCAGACAGCCGACGGATTTCATGGGTCAAAAACTGCTGGGCTTTTCCGTCTTTACCGAGATTGCGCCGCAGTTCAATTTTGCTGATCGGGTCAAGCCGAAAGGTCATTCTTACATTTGCCATTATGTTGCTGTTACCTCCCAATGCCGCATGGCATAGCTGCCATAATCCACGGTTTCTACCGCCTGTATTGTGACCGTTTCATGATGCCGGGACATGAACTCTTTGATGCTCATAGTTTCGCCTATTTCATCCTGCACTGTGCCTTTTAGCAAAAGATCACCCGGCGCAAGCGTCCAGATATGAGTTATGCCTTCTTCCCGCATCTTTGCGTAATCTTCCGGCTGCACATAGTCGGTAGGCATAAAATCATCTGTGGAAAATGGGATAAATACACTGATACCGTTTTGGGATGGGTGGCTTGTCCCAGAACCGCCTGCTGTGCGCCGGTCTTCCCAGTGGACAGTAGGAATGACTGTCCGATGATAAGTTATCCATCCGCTTCCTTTTTCGGTAACGGCATTGTATAGGGTAGCGGATGTTTCTGTCAGCATTGTTATATCCCCCTATACGCAAGCCAGGTTCCATCCAGATAGACGCCCGCAATTTTGCGCATTTCGGATTCTTTGGAGGTGCCTTGTTCCCGATAATAGGTAACAGCGTGTTTGCTCACTGTCTCAGAGGCTTTTAACGCACCGCCGTTATCGTCATAGGCTTTTAAATACTCCGCAACAGCGCAAACCGCATTTTTGACGGCATCAGGGATTTCACTTTCCGTCATGCCGGATTCCTCTATCCGGTGGAAGGTAATCATTGCGACAAAGCCCTGCGCCTGGTTTCGATAGGTTAAAAACTGAGTTTCATTCAATTTCGTGCCCGCAAACCCATATTTAGCGGCATAATAGGTATAATCAGCGTAATACATACGGTATCACTCCTTTGGAAAAAGCCGGAAGCCGAACCATCGACTTCCGGCTGGAGGAATTAGCCCAGGCTGATGATTCTGGCAATGGGGATGGATTTGTGGTCGATATACTTGGCGGAACCGGTTGCCATGGAATTTACCAGTTCCCAGTTTGCGCCGTTCTCCAGTTCCGCATCGGTGGGACTGAGGGTAGCCATGGACTTCTGGGTGAAGGAAATGCCAAAGGGCGCAAAGCACTTACGCTGGCGGCTGTACAGCGTGTCCTGACCGCCGTTCTTATCGGGAGAACGGTCAACCTCATAGGGAACCTTTACGCCGCAGTCCGTAAGTTCGATAGCGCCTTCACCAAGGGCGTAGGTCGTGTACTCCTTGTGGGCGGGAACGGCATCGGCACCAGAACCAGACGCCGCAACGTCCTTTACAGGCATGGTATCGTCAATCAGCACCAGCCGGCCGTTCAGAGTGCCCAAGCCAACCTCACGCTCCATCCCATTTGCGTCGGTGTACTTGAGGTAAGACAGCAACTTCAGATTTTCCAGATTGGTTGCAACAATACTGTGCATACATACCAGTGCGAAGGAACTCTTGTTATCGCCGCAGGCTTTCTGCATAGCGCTGTTCAATGTCGTTGCATCCATATAGCCGGTTTTGCCCTCAGAATTTGCGACTTCTGTTACATTGTGGGTATGAGCATCTACAAACTTCAGGTTTTCGGCGCCGGTCATCTTGAAAATACCGTTCAGCACGTGGAGCAGAGTATCCTGATCCACTTCGTTCCAGTATTCGCTGACCTGCTGGGCAATGTTCTCCATGAAGTCCTGGCCGGTAACGTCATAGGAAAAATCCTTTTCCGTCCAGGAAGCCGCACGGCCAACCACAACGCGGGAGTGACGGTAGGTACAGGTTGTACCGGTCGTAATATCCGTACTGCCGTCATAGTTCTGGGGCTCAGTACCGGAAATCAGTCCATGTAAGGTGGTTGTGATATAGTTGCCGCCGTCTCCGTCCTTCATAGCTGCCGCCAAGTCGGGGCGCATACGGATAGCGCGGCTGTTGATCAGCGCATTACGCTTTGTGTTGGGGATCCGGTTTACATAGCCTTCAAATACTTCTGCATTGAAGTTCTTTCCATCAAAAATACCGGGCATAGGAATTTACCTCACTTTCTTAGTCAAAGTTGATTTTTGCATCGGGGTGTTCATTTTTAAACTTCATCAGTTCAGATAAAGTGCGTCTTTGGGTTTGCCCAGCCGGAGGAACCTGCGGCGCAAACCAAGGCCGCTTTTGCTGGGCAGCTTGACCGGGGGACTGTTGATTCTGCGCTGCCACATTGCCTCCAGTATTGTTATTGGAATCACTTCCGGCTGGTGCGTCAGCAAGGAAGCCTGTGGGATAGGTCTTCTGCATTTCGGACATAAATTCATCCGCGCCGAGGAAATTATCTCCCTCACGCTTGAAGCCTTTTCCCATAAACTTGGCATACACAGCGTCCCGGACAAGGTCGTTGGCAAACTTAAACTTGCCAAGATAGGTCTTTGCAGCAAATTCAACCGCCTGTGCGTCAAGTTTTTGCTGGAGGGAGGCAGTGTCGGCCGCATACTTCTGCTCCCATTCATCCGCTTTTTTCTTGACGCCATCAATATCCATGTCCTTATAGGACTGAATTTCCTGATTGGCGCTGTCGAGCTGGGCTTTCACCCCGTTTAATTCTGTGATTTTAGCATCCAGCTTTTCCTTTGACACATAACCGCCATCTGCGATATTGGCCAGCTTCAGGTTTTTCTCCGCTGCAATTTTCGCTTCAAGCTGCTCCCAAGTAAGGGCTTCGCCTTCCGCGAACAGTTTCTTCAAATATTCGTACATAGGGTTCCTTTCTCCGCTGATTTGGCTTAAACGACTGTTCACTCAGTCAACTGCGGTCACGGTATTTAGATCCCACCCGTGCCAGGGAAGTATTTTATATCATAAGCGCATAACCCGGCGCTGCGGGGAAGATATATTGTATCTACTTCTTTCGCTGTGTCTACACGCAGCAGCATTGTGTGTTCATCGGTTCCGTCCTACTGGCAAAAGCCAGCATCGTAAGCCTGTGTCATGGGACTCACCCCTTTCTAAATAATTTGGATAAAACAAAGCGATCTCTGGAAAGTCTGTATCGCTTCCAGAAACCGCCTGTTTTAGTTTTGTGTGAAATTAGATGGTCTGATTTTAAGCCGCTGTGTGCCTGCTGGAATGTCTCATTTTGCCGTTTTACCTGTGAAGCACTGTCCAGACAGTTTTTGCATACCATACTGCCCTCTGGTACATATGCGCCACAGCAAACACACATTTCGTCATTTTTAGCCGCATATTCCGTCAATCTGCGACAACGTACCAGTCATCAGCCAGCATATCAGACTGAGAAGCAAGCCACCCCATCTGTACACCGCTTGTGCCAACAAATGCGATTGCCTTGTTGCCAATTGCTTCATGCTCACAGTTCACAATCTCACCAGACGCAGTCTTGTAGGAAATCCCAGTAGCAAGCTGAATGTACTGATTCTTACCATTCCAACCAATCCGGGCAACCCGTTTGCCCTCTTTGAGATTCATAAGCGCAGCGCCAAAGTCCTTAAGGCTGTCTTGATAGGCAATGCCGAAATTCTCAACAAAGATACAGGGATTTTCGATGCATACAAGATCATCGTCAAAAGCAATGTCAATATACTTTGCTTTGGCTTCCAGGTTGGTGGACTGCACAACGTCAACGTCGCCGCCCGGCATATGCAGCATGAGGACAATACACTCGGCTTGTTCTGTGGCAAGCGCCTCCTGTACGGTTTTCAGTAATTCTGCCTTTTTCATAGTTCAAACTCCTTTTCTGTTTGCCCAGACTGCTTTCATGGAAATGCTGGGACCGTATTTATATTCCTGGGTTCGCTCTGACTGGAGCGATAAACCAGCTTTGGCAGAGAAGTTTTCATATCGCCTGCGCTGACGATTCAGCTTAATACTGGCGGCTACAAAATCACTTCTCAGTTCGGGAACCTCATTGTATCCGAGCAATTCCCGTTTGGTTTTGCGGATCTGACGCTCAAGCTGTCTTTGCTTTTGCGTCAATTCGTAATAGGCGTACCGCTTTCCGTCAATCATAACGGGTTCCGGGTCGATTTTCGCAAGCTTTTCCGGCGGCCAAGCGCGGGGCGAACCTTGCAGATAGCCGTAGTAATTGTGCCGGCAATTTGCGCCGCAAAGACCGGTTACGGTTCCAAGCCCGGTAGCGGCATACAAATCATCGTATTTATCGCTTTTCCCAGATCGGCTGTAGATACCGCCCTGCCATACCTGGTGGGACGGTCTGGCTCCAGCGTGCGCCGTGACTTCAACCAGGTCAAGCCCCAGTTCGTCACAAATCTGATCGTTCATCCTTGCAGCCATCTGATTCACGCCTGTAAGCGTACACATACGAGCGGCGGAAGCGATATTCAGATGATAGCCGCTCTCATAATCGATGTATTGTACGCCGCTGTCAGCGGCAGTTTTAACCGCATTGCGTACCGCTGTGTTGTAATCAAGCACACCGGAGGATACTTGGAGCTGGGCAAGGTCAAGCGATCGGATATAGGCATCGGTCAGGCTTAGGCAGACGCCGCCGTTTCCGTAAACAAAGCCCGTGGTTCCAGAGATGTTTTTCAGCAAACCGTTGGTCTGCTTAATGGCGGCTTCCAAATGCCGCATAAGCGCATCGTTGGATATGACACGCTCTGCAAACAGACCCGCGCTTTTATATCTGATAAAATCCGCGTTATTGGACATGGTATAAGCGTCGGTCAGGATATTACTTGCTCCTTCTTTTGCTAGTCTCAAAACACGTTTGGCTTCTTCGCCCAGCGCTTTTTTGCAGGCGCCCCACTCAGACGCCCGCCGCGCCTGCCATGCAGCGGTATCCGTGACCTTTCCAGCAGAAGCAACACGGCGGGAAAAATCCCGCATCACGAAATCGTCATAGTCCGCAAACAGATCTTCGATGTAACGGGGCAGTTCCGTCAGCTCTTCCGGGGTAAGCATTTATTCTTCCTCCGTCGGCGGCAGTTCGTTGTCTCGCTCCGGTGTGTAGTCGGGCAGCATTTTTCTGGCTTCCTCCTCGCTCACACCAAAATACCAGGCAACAACCTTTTCCGGCCGTATCATTTGTGCAGCCGCCATAGACATGAGCCTTGTAAATTCCACTTCCCGGTCAACGATGATGGAATCGTCAAACTCAAAGGAAACTTCATAGTCGCCCTCTGGGGCTAGACCGTACAGCGTTGTCAAAGTATCGATCGCATAGATTAGATGCTCCAGTGCTTTTTGCAATGCCTTTTGAATATCTGAGACGGTAGAAAAAGACCGCTGCCTGGACTGCTTGACCTCTGTCGCTGTTTTATCCACAGTGGAAGGGTCGGAGATGGTGCCATAGGCAAGGCCGCACAGAAATTCGATTTTTTGGATATACCGGTTCAGGCCGTTGAACAAACTGTTGTCCCGAAACGCTGGATGATACGGGTTGATTTTCTGATCTCTGTCAAACTCAAAAGTCCTAAACTGCCGTTCTCTGCCTTTTGGCAGGATGGGATTTCCGTATCTGTCTTTGCGGAATAGGTTAGAGGATGCATGGATAGCAGCCTCTCCCGCTTCATACTCCCACAGAATTTCACTCCACTGCTTATCCGCTTCCCGGATTAGCTCTGAAGCTTTGGAATACACGGATACGCCCAGCGGGGAGCGCGGTTCAATGTGGTTTGCAAAGGGCATTTTGAAGTAGGAAAAAAGCGGTTTTGCAACGTCCTTTACTGTAACCACAGGGTTAATTTCCGCCCAATCTGCAACATCTGTCAGAGAAACGCTGGTACCCAACGCATCATCGTTTGCTGCTGTGACGTTGCTTACAGAAAGCCGGAATACTTTGTTCGTAATTGTATAAGTATTGCCTTCCATCTTGTGTTCTTCCAGGCGTGTATACTTATATTGCTCGATATACCGGTAATCTGTAAAAACTCCGGCGGTAACATTACCGTTGGAGTCAAATGCGGTGGGGTAAAAATCATCTGCCTGTATAACGGAAACAAATACTCTGTCACCGGCAACATAAGGCTTTAATGCCACACCGCCTTTGGCGCAGGCAAACTCAGTAAAACCTCTTGCGCTGTCAATAACCGGCTGATACTGGGTATTGATATAATCTGCTCTGGCGCTGCCTGTAACAACTGACTGCATTTCAACTGTGACAAGTCTTGCAATCTCTGAGGCAATGGCTGCCGGCAGATTCAGCGTTTTATCGCCTTTTTCTTCGTTCTTCCAAGGCGGATGGTCCTCAAACATTTCAGACCAAAGCTGCATTGCCTGCTCCATTTTGGAGGATACGGCAATTCGTACGCCGAATGCAGATTCGATATTATTCCTTCGGAACAGTTTGCTCACCGCCTTTCTAATTTTACCAAAAACGCCCACCTTTGCCACCGCCTAACTAATCATCTCAATGTAATACTTGATGTCATGCTCAAAGGAGTATTCAAAAGCATCCAGACTGTCAATATCTGAGGTGCCATTGTCCAGTCGCTCCATTTCAATTTTTTTAGAATCCCATACAGCAGTTCTCAAAGCATCAGCCAGTGTTTCGCAGTCATCTGTATAGTAAAAACAATCTTTTGCACACAGGCTAGTGATTGTAAAAATTCTATCGTTGACCCGCTCCTTTAGGGCATAGCCTATCTGTATGGTGCCAAGACCGGCCTGTGCTAAATTTTTTCGCATACCTCGAATCAGCACCGGCTCCGCAGAATCGCACCATATCTGAGACACATATCCATACGTAGCAATGATTCGCCGCACAAACTTTACCAGCAAAGCGCCAAGATCTTCCGGGTCAATGTCCGAATTGGTGTGCAGTTCGGAGGCCAGGGCAATAAGTTTTTCATACCCCAGCGTTGGGGCGGAAGCAACGAAAGCGTGACCGGAACCATTGCCGCCAAAGTCTACGCCGATTGTAATTTGCAGCAGTTGACGCTGATCTGCAAGCTGCCTGGCCCTTGCTGTCGGTATTTTCAAATAGTTTTTGTCTGAAGACGTGATGGCCGCAAACTTGGGATATATAAGCCCTTCCGCAATACTGCGCTTGCCAAGGATGTCTCGGATGTACCATATGCTGTTTTCATCGTACTGGCTGACAATTTCGGCAATTCTCTGCTTTGTAATTGTGAGATTGTCATATATTGTGAAATGCTCATAGTTATAACCGCCGACTAAAGTGCCTTTCTTATCTGCATTCATGTATTTGTCAATATACTGCGTATAAATAGGCGCTTTTGGATGATCTGGATTTAAGTCCCAGAAGATTTTTCGCTGAATTGCCGCAAGTTGGCGGTTCATAGCTTCTTTAATGAAATTGTCTGCATGGAGATTTATTTCAGTTGCAATCCACATACCGTAGCTGTTGCCACGGATTTTCTTAAAACTGTCGTTTTTTCCACCGCCAGCAAAAATTACAATTTTCTCGCGTCCATAGCCGTCTTTCACAAATAACGCGTCATTGCCTTTGTAATTGCCCCATCTGCATCGTCCCCTGAATATTCCTTCCAGACCATAGCCATTGGAATAGCCGATATTCAGCTTTGCGTTAGCTGCTGTGGAACCAGAGGCTAAATGCAATCGATCCGGCGTGGATTCCAAAAGATAAGCAAAGGTAAAAACATTATCTACAGTTTTGCCAGCGCGAACCGCTCCTTCTGCTACATTGATTTGCGCATTGAGACAGCGAGCCATATAGTCTATATGTTTTTGGCTGAATTTGAAATCCAGCGTTTTACTCTGCGTAATCACCGAATACCGCCCTTCTAAGTTCTTTTAGATCTTCGATGTCTGTATCGGGATTGGCCGCTTTGCGAATCTCACGTAGTTTTATTAGACTATCAATACATCGCTGCTTCTGTGCCTGCGCCCGGTTCAATGCCTCTTGGCAACTGAGGATAAATTCATCTGCGTTCTTGGTTGTAGTTGACACCCTGTATGGAGTGCCAGGTAACCGATCCCTGCTGTCAATCTTGGTCTGAATCATGGTGTCATACAAGTCTTTAGCTTCCGGTGTTTCAAATTTCCGTTTATCCTCATAGGTTGAAACAGAATCAATGTAAAGTCCTCCAGGTTTTTGCATATCCTTAATCTGCTGCATCAGGCGTGCAATTCGTATATCCAAAAGACGAATATCTTGAATAAGCATAGCTTCTTCATCTAGGGCTTCACCGTCCCCCTGATAGTAGCTTTGTTCCTCATCTGTCAAAGAAGAAAAAAGAAGCTTCGCATATCCGCCATGGGTAGTAGCATACTGATTGCCTACTGGTCCACCACCATTACTACCGACAGCGTTTTTATTTCCCTTTGGAGCGCCGCTTGAAGGTTGCTCAGGGCGTGACCAGCCGAATTTCTTTTTCCACTCTCCGATAGTTTTTGTAGTAACCCCTATTTTCTGACTTATTTCAGTATAGGTTTTTCCCTTTTTATACAATCGCTCCGCAGCGTGAATTGCGGAAATATTTGCTTTCGGCATTTATCACCACCCCAAATGTGTAATGTTTGTTTGGTTTCGCACACTGGCGGCGAGTGAGCGCCTGTTTTGGTGTGCATGGAGCCGCATGGGGGACTCAAACCCACGACCTGACGATTACAAATCATCTGCTCTGCCAACTGAGCGAATGCGGCGTATACCCAACCGGAATTGCACCGGAGCACAAGCAATAGCTTGCACCTATTGCCAGCGACAGGATTTTACGGGTTTCCCGTTATGTTTGAAAGGAGGGACGAGTTTTAATTTTTGCCAGCCTCGTACCATACCGGCAGCGCATTGCAGGAATCGAACCCGCTCCCATAAAGTCTGGAAGGAAACCATTACGCGCATATAAAAATGGCGGGGAGAATACCCCGCCATAAATTCAAATTGTTGTGTACATTTCAGCTTTGCTGTATGTTTGATTTTCTTTGACCATCAGAGCCAAAAACTCGTCACGATCTAAATCGGATAACCGAAAGATTTCTTCCGGCTTCATACCAAGCTGCCTACTGATTTCTTGTACAGATGCTCCACCGTCCTGTAATTCCTTGACTATAGCCTTCATCGGTTCCAGCATATGAACACCTCTGGCACGGTTGTGCGTAACTGTGCCGTAGATATCCTCGTTGTGATCCTTGTGGTCTACAATAACAACAGGCACCATGCCGCCTAGCATAGAGAATAACGGCTCCTGGCCGCTGACCGTCCATCGGTGAAATCCATCAATAATGGTAAAATCAGGCTTTACTACAATAGGAAGCGTCCAACCGTTCGTAAGAATGGATTGCGTCAATAATTTCAGGTTTTCTCTGCTAACTTTGTTTGGGTTATAATTATTCGGCTTGACCAGGTTGCGATCTACCCATTGAAGGGAGCTGAGCGGCGCTTTCAGATCGTTCACGCTTTACCACCTCCTCTCTTTTGGCTTTATCGATGTAGCCGGCGAAGATAGTTTGATAGAGGGCGCGGAGGGAACGCATTTTCGGGTCGCCGCGAACAAGAGCCTCATACATTTTGCGATAGTCCTTTGGGGTAGCAACAAGATCGGATTTCAGAAACAGGCTCCGGTATGCCTTTGCGATTTTCATTTTATGCTCGGTATTGAAATACCGGGACATATCGTTGAACATCTCAATAAGCAGAGCCTTGTAGTCCTTGGGAATCCCTTCGCTCTCGTTCTGCCGTCTGGTTTTGGTTCTCCGACCGAACATCTCAGAATCCCAGTATAAAGCGGCGAGATAGGCATTTGGTTCTCGCCGTATGATGCGCTCCATCAGATCAGGATAGTACTCATTCATCTGCACGAGGGAACGTGCAGTGTCCACAGAGAAAAATTGAGATACCCGAAGCTGATTTTTAGATATTCCAGACTGCCATAGATAGAGATAAACCTTCGGAATTTCTATATGCTCATTCAGCAGATAAAGCCATACGTCATTTGTAGTCCAATCGTATATCGGAAACATCTGTCGCCGAGTGGTAATGCCCCGCCTACCAAGATTCAACCGGCTCATATACTGTAGCCGCTGAACGGATTCAGCGGAGCGAACGCCTGTCATAGTGATGCCGTCGGAACACACCCTGGGCATGAAGCTCTGGTAGTTGTCTACTCTCGCTTTCAGCATCGGGTGTGTACGAATGGCGTAGGGTGGCGGTTGCCGTACCCAAACACCCTGTTTCTCCCGATCCCAACAGATGAAAGATTCTTCTTCGCTGAGTTCATTGAAGCAGTTGAAATGGCAAACCTCTACGCAGTACCACTCGAATTGTGCGCCGACAAGCAGGAATTTTCTGCGCCAGTCTTTGACGGTCTGCTCAATACAAGGGAAAATCGCTTCTTCATCCACAAATTGAACAACCAGCAGGGATGGGTCGATTTCACCGGAAACAATCAGGGAATATGTCAGTTGAGCGAGAACTAGGCTGTCCTTGCCACCGCTGAACGACAGATAGACAGTCACGCCATTATGAAACGCATTTCTAATTCTGGATTTTGCCGCTGTCACCACATCAATATCAGCCTTGATCCTTCTTACAGCCATACTTTTTCACCGCAATGAGGACAAGTCGCATATTGGCGAACAGGTTCCCGCTGTTCTGGTTCAGCAAATGCGGCTTTCGGCTGAGCCGGTTCAGGCTCCCGCGAATTTTTCTGCGCCGATTCCATAATCTGCGCCTTACGTTCTTTGGCGTCTGCAATTTCCTGAATCTCCACAGAATTGAGAAGCCCGTATTGCTGGATTTCCTCTGTAACTGCACTGGCTTCAGAGACCATGCTCCGAAGGATGTTTTCGTCATAGCCAGGAATATCTAAATCGCCTTGCAGTTCAGCCAAAAAAGCATCCAGTGTGGTGTGATCATCCACACCAAGGCCATAGATTTTGTTATCGGCCAGCATGAGCTTTTTCTTCTGATTCTCGGTTAGGCCGGAAACCTGGAGAATGTCGGCTTCATCCCAGCCCATGCGGATAAGCGCTTCATAAAGCCCATTACCGGCCAAAATGGTCAGTTCATCGTCTACTACAATAGGACGAATCTGACCGAACATATTAACGCTGCGCTCAAACTCCTTCAGCTGCTTTTCGGTGTGCATACGCACATTCCGTTCCGGCCGTCTCAGCGCTGTCAGCTTAATCTTGGTCACGTTCATTTTTCCGCCACCTCCATGTATGCTCTCGCACCAGGAATAAGTTCAGCGGCAGTTATAACTATGCTTGGGTCGATGTTATAGACCTCACGCCAACCGTTCTCCTCGCTGCCAGTCCACTGGCGAGCAGGCCAAGGGTGAGTGCCACAGAGATAGCCATTGTGCCAGCCATAGATAGGCGGCAAAGGCAGGCGGTAGTAGTGGATGAATGCCAGGATATGTTCATGCGACCAATCGGCCAATGGGCTGTATCGGGTAACGCCTTTGCCGTCTGTATATATGTTGGATCTGAGGCCGACATAATTCCCGTCAGCGCGGCGCCGCCCAAGAATGAGAATGTCCAGTTTGTGCACCTTGAAATACTCCCGCTGCGCCCTGTGCTGAACAATGGAGAACCAATGTGCAGCGGCGGTGCTGCTCTGCGGGAAAAGCATTTCGGAGTGCTTGCTCAACCATTCCAGGTCTTGTCCGGTGTTGATAACTTCACAGCCATTGGGCTTGTTCTCGTTCACCCACTTCATAAAGGCAGGATATTCAAGGTTGCACACACCAATCATGCTGGCGGTGACGCCGGCCATCTCGCAGAGTTTGCCAAGTACAATACTGTCTTTACCAGCGCTCCACGCATAGGCAGCATTTTTCCCGGAAGTCTTTGCCTTTATATCCTCAACCGTAGTATCCACCAGAGCGTCCAACTCTTGGCGGCTCACTGTGGTTTCGATGTTCTCCATGGCTTCGAGCCATGCATCGTTTTTGATGTTCTGTTTTCTTCCGAGGCTCATGCTTTTGCCCCCTTTCGAGAGAGGAGAAGGGCCACTATGCCACTCAGAAGTACGGTGATTAAGCTACCTGCTGTCTTCCAGATGGGCATGTTCCAGATATTCCCGATAGCAAAGACAGGAAGTCCAACGCAGAGAGAAGCCACAATGCCAGCGAACACGCCTTGGGCACTCAACTTCTTATCCAATAGAGTCAGCACCGTAGGGAACAGGGTAGACGCTCGGAGCGTTCCGTAGAACAGGAACAAATGCGTTACAGTCAGGCCGGGAATGTTGGCAATTAAAATGCTGACGCCGAGCAGAATGAGCATCACACGGCGGGATGCCTTGATGTTGTTGCTATTTCCTAACTTGCCGGTAATTTGCCAGTCGGTGGTCATGGATGCAGCAGCACATAGGTTGCTGTCCACAGTCGAGAGCAGGCCAGACAGAATCATCATTAAGAAAGGAGCCATTGTCCAAGAGGGGAGTTTTGCCAGGATGAATTCCATATTAACCATGCTCGGATCAACAGCAATAAATCCGCTACCAGCTGCGGCGAAGCCGATCATACTTAGGGAGAGCGGCACCAAGCCAAAAATCAAAGCGCCCCCTAAGAATGCTCGTCCTATACTATTTTTCCTGATGGCAAATGCTCTTTGCCAGAAACACTGATCACCAAAAGGACCAGAAAGCAAACCAATAGCGGTTGGTAGACCGAAACCAAGGAATACTTCAAGCCCAGATTTAGAAAATAGTGAATCATACCCGCCGGAAATGGCGTATAATCCTTTGATTACTGTGCTGCCTCCACCGGCTTTAGAAACCGTCCATGGGACAAGCAATCCACAGCCTATCAGAATAATGCCAAGCTGGATAACATCGGTTATAACTGACGCTTTAAGTCCAGAAAATCGTGCATAAGCGTATGCGATAGCTGCAAGAATAACAGTCACAACCCACAAAGGGATACCAAGGACTGTTGCAAGCAGTTTTCCGCCGGCGAGTAATTGAACAGCCGTGGATAACACAGCCAGAGCACCAAGCTGGAAGGTATAAACGCCCTTTACTTTGGCGGACTGGTATACATCAGTCATATAACCGGTGAGCGTAATACCATAGGGACATTTTTGGCGGATACGTTTTGCAAATGGTATAAAGATAATCAGGCACAGAATATTGGGCACCAGAAACCAAAAGATTCCAGGAATGCCATTGACGTATGCCTTTTCTGCAGAGGTAAAGAGGGACGGTGCCCAAATCCACGTGGCAGCAATACTTAGGGCGGCAATCCCTGTACCAATGTTGCGGTCAGCTACGTGAAAACTTTCTTTACTCTGTGCTTGCTTAGTGAATATCAACGTAGCTGTCAACATCAAGACAGCATAGATGATAAGCACGACAGCACCTAACATTGTGGTTTCCTCCTTAGATTTTTTTCGCTGGCGGGGCGATAATCAAAGGAGCGGCGTAGAAAATCCTCCTTTCTAAAAAAGTAACGCCACGCACCCATAAAGGGTACATGGCGTCTAATTAAGATTTTACATGATATATTTTAGCACATTTTGCTTTGTATGTAAAGTGAACACTTTTTGCCCTAAGGCTCGGTGTCCAGATAGTTCCGCCCGAACTCTCGAATGAAGTCCTCAACTGTACCACCGGTTTCAGCCATCCATTTTCTCTGGCCGTATGCATGAAGCATCTGGCGTGTTTCTGGATTTCTATGTGCTGCCATTGGGCCGTTGCGGTGACACTCGTCACCATGAAGGTAAACCGTCAAACCATATTTGGTAGACTTCTTACGGTTTGACCCTCCAAAAATGTGGTGTTCCTCCAGCACCCCCCAACGATGGCACAGGAAACAGTATCCTTCACGCATTGTTTTTTACAATGGCGTTTTCTGCCGGTACCAGATCAAACAGCAGATTCCCGTTGTCTTGAAGAACCTGATAGATGCCCTTGGAAAACATTTCTACAATTTCTTCCTCGTTCTCAATCTCAAGTCCTGCATGCTCACGAATGCCATGCAGGATTTCATGCCACAATGTTATACACCGGCGCTGATGGCCTGTACCGTCTGAATCCGAAAGTGTTATAACGCTATCGTCATAACTGATCGTGCCATAACAAAGATCGTTTCCAATCCGAAGGTTTGGCGCGTATTTGATTGCATATTCGACACCGCCGATTCGGATGCTCTCAGGAATTTTCATCTTTACTGTCCCTTTCCAACAATATTTTTTCAAACTTCCAAAATGATGTACCCGCGCTCTGCCATTAGTTTTCTTTTCAATTCGTACTCTTTGGTTTTGGTTGCTTTGGACTTAACGTCCTCATCCACTTCGCTATTGATAGGCAGGCTATAATAACCATCGCTTAGACGGTAGGTAAAATCGGCTCTATATCGTACCGCTCGGATGCGCTGCCCTGTATCGGTGGTATATGCTTCCTGCAATGTAAAATCATGTTGAAGCCTGAGATCGTAAATATGACCCTGACGCTGGGCATTCAGCAAAACAGCGTAACGCTGGGCTTCTTTCTGCGAATCAAACGTGATACCATTGACTGTAGTTTTGGCATTGCCGTATTTACTACGTTTTTGCTTTTGAGCAAGTATCATGCTAGCAGCCTGTTGTTGAAGCTTTGCAGGCAATTCCGCTAAGCTATCCACACGAAGTCCCATATTGCTACCTCTTTTTAATTCCATCAATGCCGAATATCAGTGGTGCGAGCGTGTCGCATGCAGCGTCAATATCTTTATAAATAGTACGATCAACAACGCACTCCGCCGCTGCAAGCTCCGAAATGCTCTGTCTATGGTCGCTGATATACAGAGCATCTATTATCCGCCAACGCCGAACATCGTCGCTTCTACCGCTTTCTGCACAGTAGGCGTGATAAATGCGGATCATTTTTTCGATATGGTAAACAATGGTTGCCGTTCTTGCAGAAGACTTTTTAATGCTTTCTACAATAATGCTGTCGCTTCTGCCAGGCATCATCATATCCCGAAGTATTTGTAAAGGATTTTCTTCTGCCGCAGAGTCAAAAACCGCATTTTGTACGTGCGCTTTGAATAGTCGATAATTACGCAGAAGCAATTTCGTGTTATGTAGCCGTTTATCGAACATTTCCCTGCTTTCACGCTGTCTTTCTATTTCAATACGATCTAGTGCTGTATTTGCGCCAACTTCGGCAGCGATCTGCAGCGCTTGTTCATACTGCTTTTCTGAAAGAATAATTTTGTCCATTGGATTTCCTCCTTGCACAATTGTTGACTATCATAATCTGCCTCCAAGTTTTGCTGTCTAATTTTGATTATGTTTTTTATAAGAATGCCGCTTTACGTTGCGGAACCTCCGGCGGCTTCCGCATACCGGCGTTTCATCCTGCACTGTATCTTCCTGAAAAAGATCATGAATCCCATGGAAGCTTTCGCAGAAAGAGCCTCCCCAAAAATCAAACCGCACCGTATGAAAGCGCCCTTCCGGGTGAATATAAACAACAGTCCCTTCTTCAATGGGATAAATAATATTGTAATCCTCGCTTCTTTCGCCAGGCATTGCGTCAATCCGCCGCCTGACATGATCGCCAACTCGTAAAACTTCGTTATCCATAACAATCCTCGCCCAAAATACTTCTTTGAAAATCTTGTTCGGTCTTTCTCAGGAGCCGCTCCATTTCCTTTTCCTGCATCCGCTCCCGTTTGTCGCAAAACCTGTCGCCAGCGGCGTCCGCCAGGGATTTATTTCGGTGGAATGCCTTTTGCGCCGGTCTTGCTGGCTG